TTACGAGTCGGCAAGCTTCAAGCGTTCCGTGAATTGCTGGAGTACCCCGAACGAAACTCCTAACTAGAGCTTTATGAGCGAAGTACTTGACCAGAATCCGGCTTTGTCGGAGGAAACTGTGCAGGAAACCCCTGTCGAACTGTCGAAAGAAGAAATCTGGGCAAAAATTCTAGATCCAGATGCCAAAAAACAAGAGGTTCCAACTGACTCGGAGCCAGAAGTTAAAGAGATAGAGGCAACTCCTGTTGAGGAGCCTGAGAAACCAGCAGCGGAAACAAAAAAACCAGCAGACCCACTAGTAAATGACCCAGCGCTAGTAAAGCGGTTTAGAGATTCCCAAGATTTTATTGCCACGCTCAAGGAAGAGAACAAAGAATTACGAGATCGTGTTGATTCCCTAGCGAAAAGCGTAGAACAGCTTAGCACTGCAGCAAAAACTCCTGATCCTCCGGCGACCAAGGTAGACCAGGCGCAAGCAAATGAAGTGTTTCAAGATATTCTAGACTCGCTACCGGACAATGTGCGTGAAGAAGTCACCACATTCCCCGAATTGTTCAAAGGAATTGACGCTCTCATCAAGCATCGTCTGTCTAGCGCAAACAAAGAGTTTGAGCAGGACATTCAGACGCTACGCAAGTCAAACCATGAGCGGAATGTGCAACAAAGGTTGAATGAAAGACATCAGGCAGCCAATTCTCAGCTAGGAATTACCAACTCAGCGCAGCTAGATCTTGATGATCCGGTGTTTGCGCAGTGGGTGTTGAGCAATAAGCACCGCAAGAATGTTGTGTTGGACTTTGATAACCCCGCTAGCTTTGTGGATCTAGTCCGTTCTTTCTTGTTTGACTATCCAGACAAGGGGATTCGACCTCAAGCAGCCGTGGAGCCAAAGCCCGAACCACTACCAGAAAATCCAAAACGAAAAGCAGCGAGTCATTCCATTCCTTCTCGCCCAATTGTTCGCAATCGTGAGGTCAGAGGGATTCAAACGGAAGAAGACAAGCAAGCTTTTTGGAATAAGCTAATTAGTGAGAATAGGAGCTAATCATGGCGATTACAGCAAATAGTTTTGCGACCACTGCCGGATCTCTTTACGGAGATTTGTCGCAGGAAGACGCATTAACGATTCAATCCAAGATGCTGCCGATTGCAAAAAAGAACCTGACATTTGCTAGGTTTGCGCAAAAGGACAGCAAGGGAACCAACGAAGGCAATGTCATTCGACACCGACGCTACAAGAAGTTCCCGATTAATACTACGCCGCTAGGTGAGGGTGTAACTCCTGATTTCGACACGCTAGAATCAGAAGTAATTTCACATACTGTAAGACAATACGGGCGCTACACGCCAGTAACTGATCTCATGGAGCTTCTCGGCCAAGATCCATATGTCTCAATTATTACCGAGAGACAAGCGATCCAAGCTGCTGAAACAATGGATATGCTGGCGTATAAGCATTTCCGTTCTCCAAGCAATGTGATCTTTACCAATGGCGCTGCTCGAAACGTAGTCAACACCAAGTTATCTACTACAGGAGTAGAGTTCGACGCTGCCATTCGTTTTCTAGAAAACAATGATGCAGTCAAAATGACCGAGATGCTCTCTGCTTCTCCAGGTCAAGAGACTCAGCCAATCCGCGCTGGCTACATTGCCATCTGTCACCCGAATCTACGACAAGATCTGGAAGACATTGTTGGCTTTGTTCCCGTGGAAAAGTACGCCGATACTGGTGCAATCATGGAATATGAAATGGGTTCCTACAATGGAATTCGTTTTATCGCCACAACTCAAGCAGTTCCCTTTGATCGTGATGGAAACACTACGCTAGGAGCAGGAGCAGTAGGCGGAGCTAATGTATTGCAAGATGCTACTACCGGATACGCTCATGTTTACCCAATTGTGATCTTTGCAAAAGACAGCGTGGGTACAGCAACAATTGGCGGAATGGATAGCATTGTTCCTAAAGTAGTTAAGCCAACCCCAAGCGGAACCGACCCCTTGGGACAGCGTGGAACCGTGGGTTATACATTCATGTTTGGCAGTGTCATCCTAAATGAAGATTGGATGGTGTCTGTAGAAACAGCAGTGACTGATCTAAGTGCTTCCGTAACCGCTGGAACAGGCGCTAACTGGTTTAATCCTCCTGCACCTTACGGCTCAAATAGCTAATTTATTACCCAGTAGCTAGTGAGAATCTCACTAGCTACTCACTTATAGGAGCATTACTATGCGAAGTGATAAACAACAAATGAGCTATGTTCCTCAATGCACGGAGCATGTTTCATTTACCAGCATTGCCGCAAGTACAACAGCCGCGCCTGTTGATATTACGGTTCCCCCTGAGTGCATTGTGGAAAAAGTTGTTGTTATCGTAAAAGACAACTTTGACCAAGCTGGTGTGACGCTAGACATCGGGCATAAGTCTGACGATGACTACTTTACACCAACTGCAATTGATGTAAACGGAGCAAGCAACAACACCGAGGCAACTCCTCAGATGATGTGGACTTCAGTGGCTACGCTACCAGATCGTGTCATTCGATTTACGCTAGCCAACTCAGCAGGTTCTGCCTCAACAGGAGCCGTCTACGCTTACGTTGTGTATCGTTTTCCTAAGAATGATACCCCAACCAGAGTAGTCTAAGACTACTAATCTAAGGGCCGTGCAAGCGGCCCTGCACTTTTATTAAAGATTTATGAATTACACATACGAACCTCGCCAAGCTTCAAGCTATTACAATAGTGGCACTGGACGCTATCAGACTGTCCAAGATCACCGCAATCTAGCGCCAGAATGGGACGGTAAGACCGAATCCATTCCACCAGGCTACGGAGTTATTCGTGTAGAGATGGGCCGTGAGCAATACGAAAATGATGCTGTGGGTGTTTCGGTCAATGGCTTTCAAGCTGTCATACCCCGTGGGTCTGCCAGAGTGGTTAGCGGTATTCATATTAATCGGCTACTGGAATGTCTAGTCACCGAGTACACGCAGACGCAATACTACAAGCCACCCGAAGGCTACCAACGACCTCGATTTCCGGTAAGTATTATTGTTCCAGTAAAAGACGCTCAAGGAACATTGATAGATTCTCGGACAGGCAGCGAGGTCAAAGCAGAGGCTAAAAGCGTAAAAGCTCCACGCAAGACCAGACATTCTTTAGAAGTAGGAGAGAATGAGCCTGACGCAAGCACAAATCCTGGATAGGGTTAGCACTCTACTCCAAGATGGAAGTTACACTGGAGGCACAGGCAAGCGCTGGCTACCCGCCGAGCTACGCCAATACCTCTATGATGCTCAGCATGAGTTTATTCGGCTGACAGAGTTTCCGATTGTTACCTCTAGCGTAACAATCGTGGAGGCTACTTCGACTTTTAATCGGCCAGCTACTCCTCCGCTGATGGATCTGACAAGAGTACGCATCAACAATACTTCTGTTGAGATTCCCATTCTTGCGCCGAATGTGCTTGACGAACACAATGTAGTGATGGGCCAGCTAGTAGACGCTAACTGGAGAGGTCAAACTGGCCCGATTCGCGCTATTATTCTGGAGCATATGTCGGCTCCAACCTTCGATGTTTACCCCACCCCGACTGCTACTGACCCGCTGTTTAGCTCTACGCTAGTTTCTCCTGTTCCAGTATTTGATGTCACAGGGGATAGTTCTACAGACATTCTGACCACAACTGCTGGAATCATTACCTCGATTACCGACACGGCCATTTTAAAGTTTGATGGCGTGATTGATCCGCCGAGGGATCGACTTCGTTACACAACTGCTCAAGGCGGAACAGGTCATGATGGCACTACCTACGGCGACTCAGAGACTCCGCTAATCAGCCCGATGTTCCACGAAGCACTAGTCTACGGTGTGGCAGAGCGAGCGTATCTAAAAGAAAATGAACTACGAAACATTGAAAAATCCTCGTTGTTTCGCCAAAGATTTCTGGAGCAAGTCGGTTACGCTAGGCGAACCGAGCCTCAACATTCACTGACTAGAAATCGTGGAATTAACAAAAAGAGAATGCGAGTTAGCTGGAGGTGGCGCTAATGGTTGATCTTGTTACTTCGCTAGGCCAGACGGTCACGGTTGAAACTCGTAAGATTATTGGCTCAGACCTAAGTACGGTTAGCACAGAGTTAAATGCTAGCCACATTCCTTTATCTAGTACGGATTCGGCAGCCTTCAACAACACGACAGATCTTTCTGCCGCGCTAAATTATGTCAAGAGTCTGACCGGAATCGCTGGGCCAAGCGGTGAACAAGGGTTTCAAGGAATACAAGGAGTTACTGGAGCTACTGGGCAGAAAGGCGACAAAGGCGATGACGGGGATTCTGTTACCAATGTTCAGCAGATAGACGCTAGCACAATTCGCTTTACCGTAACAGACTACGCCGGAACAGATACCACTTACGATTTTACTTTGCCTCAAGGCCAACAGGGTATTCAAGGTATTCAAGGAGTCCCTGGAGTAGCCGGACAGCAGGGTTTTACTGGAGTGCCAGGGGCTGACGGAGCAGACGGAGCAGACGGAGCAGACGGAGCCGGATTTACAGGCGGAAGCTACGATGCTGCCACTGGCGTTGTCACTTTTACTTCCGATGATGTTGACAGCAACGGCAATTCGCTAGGATTTACAACTGGTGACCTACGAGGAGCAGACGGAGTAGATGGAGACGATGGAGTTTCGGTCACCGGAGTCAACCAAGTCAACGCCACTACCATTAATTTCAGCCTATCCGACAGTACCACTACCTCCAACATCACCCTTCCTTCAGCTTCTGCCTCTGCCATTTTACCAAGCTACACGAATAACGCAGGAAAAGTTCTCGCAGTTAATAGCACTGCAAATGACATCGAGTGGATTACTGGGTCAGGGACAGGGACGGTCACCAGTGTAGGCTTGACAGGTGCGAATGGTATCACATTCTCAGGAAGTCCGATCACAACTAGTGGCACAATTAGCACAACCGTAGATGCTGCTACACTAAAAAGTCATTTAGCGATTGATTGGACAGACGTTGCGAATAAACCAAGTATTCCTGTTTCGGGAACGGATTTCGATCCGGTTGGAACAGACAACAGTACAAACGTCACACTTAACACTGCAAGTTATGATTATCTTTCTTTAGCTGGTCAAACAATCACACTAGGACAAGTTGATTGGACAACAGACATTGCAAATAAGCCATCGATCCCAGTAAGCGGAACTGACTTCGATCCGGTTGGCACAGACAATAGCACTAATGTTAGTTTAGTAACCACAAGTTATGATTACTTATCCCTTACCGGACAAGAAATAACATTAGGTGCAATTGATTGGACAACAGACATTACAAACAAACCCAGTATTCCGGTAAGTGGAGCTGACTTTGATCCGGTTGGTACAGACAATAGCACAAACGTAAGTCTAGTAACCACCTCCTACGATTATCTTTCTTTAGCTGGTCAAACGATTACGTTAGGTGCAATTGATTGGACAACAGACATTTCAAACAAACCTACGATTCCTGTTTCTGGGACAGACTTTGATCCAGTTGGCACAGACAATAGTACGAATGTTTCGTTAAACACTACAAACTACGACTACTTATCAATTACAGGTCAAGCGATAACACTAGGGTCAATTGATTGGACAACAGACATAACAAACAAACCAACCATCCCTGTCAGTGGAACAGATTTCGATCCAGTTGGCACAGACAATAGTACAAATGTCACTCTCAATAATACGACCTATGATTACCTGACGATCTCTGGTCAGGCCATCACAGTTGGGCAGGTTGATTGGACAACAGACATCAGCAATCGTCCGTCAATCCCAGTTTCTGGGACAGATTTCGATCCGGTAGGAACAGACAATAGCACCAACGTAAGCCTTGCTACCGTTAGCAACAACTATCTAAGTCTCAGTGGGCAGGAGATCACAGCAGGAACAATCCCGTATCAACTTGGTGGAACCGGACTAACTGCCTTGGGATCAGCAGGACAGGTACTAACCGTCAACACAGCAGGAAACGCATTAGAATATCAAACTCCGTCAGGTGGTGGAGGGGGAATTACGGAAGCGCAAGCAATCTCATACGCAATCGCATTAGGATAGGATATGGCATTTGTAAGTGAATCATCAGGTATTTCTGTAGCGGCAGATACTGAGACAGTGATTTATGATGGAAGTGGTACTGGCGCACCTTTGAATGGGGCAGTGGTCATTGGACTATTTGCTTCAAATATCGGTGCATCGACTGCGAATGTCTCGATCTACAAGCGTTTGTCAACAAGTGCTAACACCGGATTTAATTCAGCCGATAATGTATTCATCGTTAAAAATGCTCCTGTACCAGTAGGGTCAACATTAGATTGTTTGCCTTCAAAGATTGTTTTGAATCAGTATGACGAGATCTATGTGTATGCTTCCGTTTCAAACACGATTCAAGTAACTGCTTCTTTACTGGAGAACTAATGTCATACTTAGGATCAAAGCGCTCTAGTTCTTTAACGAGTATAGACAATGCTGATGTGACTGTTTCTGGGATGCAGCAACGGAATGTGATTGGTGAAAGTTTTAATGTTCCTAGTAGCCAGAATGTAGTTTATTTTGGTGACACCGAATTTAGTGGAACGATCACGGTGGATGGACAGTTAATCAATGCGGGTGGATCTCCAAACTTTACTGGCTCAATAAACATTACCGGAACCCTTTACGCTTATTAACTATGGCAGATATTAAACTAGACGGACAAACTCTTGCAACTGCATCTGGCAGCACAATAACTTTGAATAGTGGGGTGCAGTTTCCTGCTGGTGTTGAGATTGGGAATTGTTCACTGTGGTACGCAAATACAAGTGGGCAATCTGGATCTACTAATGCGTGGTCTTTGCGAAATATGGATGTTAAAACGCACACTAGTAACTGTGCAGTTACATTTAGTTCAAATCGTTGGAGTTTTGATCAGTCAGGCAGTTATGTTATGGACGCTATCTTGAGTGTGTATCGTACCGATTACACTCGTTTAGCTTTTGGTGTAGACGGCTCAATAACATTTTATGGGTTATGGTCTGCTTATGTAAGTAGTGAAGTTGGTAGTGGTTTAACTGCATGTAACGGATATAGATTTGACGTTTTAAGTTCTGAAATTACAGGAGGAGCAAGTGAAAAACTTTTCGGGTTGTATTTATGGTCATCAAATGGGGGCGGAACCTATGTCACTACCAGTGGCACTGGGGATCATAAAAATTCAATGGTCACTATTAAGCGAGTGGGATAATGGCAGAAAAACATTATGACCAACATTATCATTATTTAATAAATGGCGTTCGCACAGCATACTTAGACCCTGTTCCAGAATATGATAATTTTAGTATTGACCCAAATACTCCAGAAGAGCAGGAAAGAAAAAATCTTGATTTAGGTAATCGGTTGCGCATTGAGCGAAACCAACTCTTATCTGCAACAGATTGGTGGGTACTCCCAGATAGAACAGCAACCCAAGCGCAATTAGACTATCGTCAAGCCTTACGAGACCTCCCTACTAATTCACCAAATGCAGCATTGGATGAACAGGGTAATTTAATTAATGTGACTTGGCCTACTAAACCGGAAGCATAATGGCAGGATCAATCAAAGTAGCAGGACACGAACTAGTATCGCACGACATTGCGAACGATAAGCTAGTATATGGGACGGGTGTTCCTGTTGGTACTACACTTAATACAGTTGTGAATACTACGACAACAGGTGTTGATGTAACTTCACAAGACATAACAGTGGGTACTTCAGTTGGGTTAGCAGCAACAATTACACCTCGCTCAACCTCAAACAAACTTTTGATTCAAGTAAATTTTGTCTTTTGGCAAGAAAGTCTGGATGTAGGGTTGGGTGCTATTATCCACGATGGGGCAAGCAATGTATATGCTGACCCAACTAACTACACTTGGTACGCAAATTCAGATGGTACAGAAAGACCATATAGACGTTACCCTTTTATAGCTTGGATCACTCCAGCCTCCGCAGGTAGCCCAATAACATATTCGGTTAAAATTGCAAAATCGGGAGGTAATGCTTTGAAGGCTCAACACAACTCTGCACAAAGTACGATTATTATCCAAGAGATCAAGCAATGATTGGCCCACAGCACTGGATGCAACATGAGTAATGCACGGAATATAGCAGATATCACTAACGGAGATGATGCTCCAATTTACGCACTAAGAGGATATGCTTTATTTGGAGAAACGAGTTCTAGCACTTCCGGCACTGCCCCCCACGCTTTAAAAACGGAGAACATTGACTCTTTTACATGGCAAGCTCAAGGCAAGATTAGAATAACTTTTACAGAGAATATGCCTTCAACAGATTATCTTTTATTAACTGGTGGGGTTGATGTTGAGGGTGGGGGGTATAATAGAGACGTGATGGTGAGAGATCGACAACTTGGTTATGTGGATGTAACAATGTTTTACGTTAATGCTACTAGTAGTAGCTATTATGGTTATGAATTTTCTGTAGCAATTCTATATTAGGAGCTAAATGAAACTAGCAATTTTCCCCAATGACGAAACCATCTCTGTTTTAGTACCTGCCCCAAACTGTGGCCTTACTTTAGAACAGATCTGTGCTAAAGACGTACCGACCGGAGTAAAGTACAAAATCATCGACAGTTCAGAACTCCCAGCAGACCGAGAATTTAGGAATGCGTGGGACTATGATTTCACCAATTCATACGATGGAGTAGGTGCGTGATTACGATCAATATTGACAAGGCTAAAGAGATAAAAAGGGAATCTCTCCGACAGGAACGCAAGCCTCTGTTAGAAGCACAAGATGTCGCTTTTCAAAGAGCCTTGGAATCCAGTGCAGATACGACTGCGATTATAGCGGAAAAGGTTCGCCTACGGAACATCACGATGCTGTGTGATACGGCTGAAACCGTGGAAGATCTGAAAGCTATTGACATCAACGCATCATGACTACTGCTGTTGAAGTTGCCGAAAAAGGGCATCAGATTGCTGCGTGGGTCAATTTTGATGGAACGTTAGCAATGACCGTTGGATCTAGTTATGGCCCAGATGCACCTCCTGCTGATTACAGTTCACCTAATCCAATCCGTGCCGCCTACAATGTTGACTATATAATTGATCGTGGATCAGGCGACTACGAGATCCATTTTGAGAATGCAATGCCTGATGCGAATTATTCTGTAGTTTGCTCTGGTAGCATGGAATCCAGTAATGTCCGAAGAGGCTCATCTGTTGGCCCAAGGGGAAGTGCTTCGTTTGATAATGCCGCAAACTCTTATTCAACTAGCAGCATAAGGATTTTAACTGCAATTTATGGGACATCCTCACTAAATCCAACTCTACTGGATTTGGATGTTGTGAACGTAACAATCTTCCGCTAACCCCAAGAAATCCAATGAATTCAACGGACACTAAATGAGTTACATCGGAAATCAACCAGTTTTATCTTCCAGTTTCTTCAGAGAAGAATTTTCTGTCACAACCAATCAAACAGTATTTAATACTGGAGGATTCGGTGAAGTTGAAGTTTATAGGAACGGGGTTTTACTCGGTGAAGATGACTACACACTTGGTTCAGATAAAGCGACAATCACTTTAGTAAGTGCTGCAGTCAGTGGAGACATTATTGTAGTTACTGGTCAAAGAGAATTAGTTCAAGGTGTTCAGGTTACAGAGCATACTGAAGAAATCATTGCTACTGCATCAACTACGGTAACAGTGGGGAACCCTGCAATTTTAAATTCAGGAAGAACTCACGTTTATTTAAACGGTGTAAAGCAACAAATGACAACAATAGGTGGAAATGTACCCGATATCTCTAGCATTGATAACAATACTGGAGTCATTACATTTGCAACGACATTGGCTGCTGGAGATCTGGTAACTGTAGTAACGAGAGAGCAATCAGTATCAGATGACATATCCCAAGTAAGCCATTACTCTGCACTACCTGACAGCTTTACTGTTCCACAAGGAGTCAACCAGAGTTTCTTTGGCCCAACTACTTATGAAGGGACAGTCAATGTAGCAGGGAACCTTGTACATGCACATGGTGCTTTTAATTTAACAGGTACAATGACAGTTTCTGGGAGTCTAAACGTAGTATGAGCAACGCATCATTTCAAATGAATGGGGTCGAGGTATTCTCTGAGAATGCTCAAGTCGTAAGTACTGGTGCAGGGTTTCCTGCTGGGCATATTGTAAAAATTTATGGCCCTGTTTTTAATAATAGTAATTCAGCAATTGCCAAAACCAGTACAGCTTTTGGTGAAATTCACAGTTCTTATCGTTTAACAGTTGACAACATGGTATCTGCCACCAACCTTTTAATATTTGAGTTTCAAGCAATTTGGGGTTCTCTGGTTGCACCTAACAGCACTACTGAAGTCAGCATTGGTGAATCATCCGACTATACTACTCCTTATGCTGGATTAAAAAATTATCACTCCTCCGTGAGTACAAATCATGGGTCTCTTGTAACTGGCACTACGGTACTTTCATATAATTATTATTCAACGGGTGGACAACAGATTGTCCGAAACAACAAATTATTTTCATTAGGGCATTCTGGTTCAAAGACATTTTCACCAATTTATAAATCTGTTCAAGGGAATTCTGTACGAGGATCTAGCGATTCAAGATATGGGTCGTCCGAATTTTTTGTTATTTACGAGATACAACAATGAATACAGATATTAGAGTTGACGCTTTAAAATCTTTAAAAATAAAATCTTGGGAAATAAAAGGTTCCTCATTCAGTGATATAATTATTTACGATGCCGATATTGAATTCAATGAAGACATTCTAAATGATAAAATAGCAGAACTAGAAGCAGCAGAACCGCTACGTTTACTACGAGAACAGCGCAATCAACTCCTAGCTGCTACAGATTGGATGGCAAACTCTGATGTAACGATGTCCGAAGAATGGAGAATCTATAGACAAGCCCTTAGAGATTTACCAAATACCCAGACTCCATCTTTAGATGAAAACGGACAATTGACCAACATTACATGGCCTGAGAAACCTCAATGAGTGGAACACTACAAGTCGGAGGAGTAACCCTCGCAACCCATACGGAATCACCGAGTACACTGACGTTGGATAGTGGGGTTGTGTTTCCAGCCAATACTGTTATTGGCTTTAAATTCGTTGAAATCGGCAATCAAGCATTAAGTGGGACCTATACGAAGTTCAACACCACGACAGCAGCAACGAGCTCTCAAGGACTGCAAGTGGTTTCCACAACCTATGACCCAAAGTCCGACAACTCTTTAATTTATGTAATGGCTAATTTAACAGTGACGGAATCATCAAATAATTATGATGAAGCCTATGCTGCGTTGTTTGTAGGTACTACCAACCTGTCCCAAGCTGCAACTCAAGACAGAACTACTGGGAACAATCGTGAATATACAGTTGCTAACCTAAGTGGGACATTTACTAATTCAGCATTAAGTCAACTTACCATTCAAGTACGAGCATCAGGTCATACGAACGAAGGCTTAAACATTAACGCAATGAATGGTGATAACCCTATTACAAGCAGTGTTGCCTACTATTACAAAACAGGGCTGACGATTATGGAGATTCAGCAATGACATTTTTATCAACTGCGATGTTCGCACTAAGACCAGCACATAATTTCAAAGTGCTGAATGGCACAAAACTAATTTGGGAAGATGATAGACCACAACCATCCGAAGAACAAATCCAAGCAAAAATAGCAGAACTCCAAGCTCAATACGATGCTAACGAATATAAACGGCAACGGGCAGCAGCATACCCCACTTGGCAAGATCAACTAGACAAGATTTACCACGAAGGAATTGATGCTTGGAAAGCAGAGATTCAAGCGATTAAAGATCAATACTCAAAACCGGATGGAGCATGAGCGGAACACTGAAAGTTGGTGGCAAAACTCTAGCCACGCATGATACAAATACGAACGTAGCAAAGATTCAACTAGGATCTACCAGTGATGTTGTGCTTACGGATAGTGCTGGCAATACCGTGATGAGTGAGTCTGGTGGAGTGGTTACGTTGAATAATGCCACATTGGGAAGCAGTGTTTTGGGGTTACCATCAACTACTTTTGCTTACGGGGTAGGTGGTAACGCTTACGATGGATCTAAAGTCAAATATAATGTAACCAGGGTTTCTAGTGGGATTACTTTTGGGCCTTCCGATAATACCGATGCAACAAATTTTGTTCCACCATCAACAGGTTATTACCATATTAGTGTTAATGTTAATTTTTTTAATGAGAGCCCAGCAGCCCCTGAAAATGACTCTGGTACATTTATACTAAACTGGCAAGATTCAGGTATAGAAACTCTTTATTGGCAATTTTATGTCCCAAGTAGCCCAACGACTAGTCACGAAGGTAAAGGAATCAGTATGTCCACTATTTATCAGGTTACAGCGGTTGGTGGTGCTAGTGATTATTTTAATTTGACATACACTCAATTTAATATGGCTAACTTCAATGAAAATTATCGGATAACGATTTTTAAATTGTCATAATTTTAACGACCTAAAAGTCCGAGTTATGCCACTAGAACCCACACCCTAGCCGAGTAAAACTATGCCAATAGAAGCCTCCTTTGTCGAAATGCTCTCCTCTTTAGGGGGCACAATGGCAGCACTCCTATGTTCTTTTTGGTACATAAAATATCTAACGGACACACATCGACAACGTGAAGAACTTTGGATCTCCAAAGATACCGAAGCAGACAAGGCACTTCGAGATTTGCAAGCTACGAGTAACGCCCAGTTACTTAGCGTGCTACAATCTGTTAACGAGACGCTAAAGAACATGACAGTCGCAATATCTGAACTCAAGTCAACGATGGAAAACAGCAGGAAATAAGATGGCAGCACGAGTTAATAAATCAGCCATGAAGTGCAACAGTCCAAAGCGGACTCCTTCTCATCCAAAGAAATCGCATGTAGTCAAAGCCTGTTCTGGTGGCGAAGAAAGGGTGATTCGATTCGGTGAGCAGGGCGCTAAAACCGCAGGTAAACCCAAAGCTGGTGAATCTGCACGAATGAAAGCGAAACGAAAGTCTTTTAAAGCTAGACACGCTAAGAACATTGCCAAGGGCAAAATGAGTGCGGCTTATTGGGCTGATAAACAGAAATGGTAGCTTATGAAAAAATTAGTTTTAGCCTTTAGCCTTCTAACGCTAGCTACTTGTGTTCCTCCGGTTTCTCCAGCACAAACAGCTAGTGAGAATAGCGCTAGTTTCCCTACAGAATTTTTAGTACAATGGGTCTATAACTGTATGCAAAGCATCGTGCCTCAATATCAATTGCAAATGCCTCCACAGTTTGCGTCGTCAATGGCCTTAACCCATTGCTCCTGTGTCATCGACGAGTTCCGTAAAGCTTTTAGCCAAACAGAAGTAATGAGCATGAGTGTAGAAGATCGAGCCGCATTTGGAGAAGGCTTTGCCGCAAAGTGTGTGGGTGTAGACAAAGAGGAGACTTATGGATCTGTCGGATTTACTCAATATTGATAGTGCTACCGAGCTAATACAGCAGACCACTGCGATCACAGAGGCTACTAGCGTAGAGGATTCAGCTTGGGGTGTAGCAGATGTGCTGCTAGATACTGGAGCCGCTGAAGGAATTGCCATGCTATTTGGCGCACCTGCAGTAGTGCTAGTCGCACTACGAGGATTTAAATCTTATCGCAAGAGGAAGCGTGCAAACAGTAACTAGCTCAGCCCATTTTTCAGAGAACGAGCTAAAGTGCAGCTTTAGCGGA